TCCAGCCTCCACGCTGGGGAGAAGAGCGCACGTTTGCCCTTTTGGTCTTTTTACCGTGTTTTCTGAAAGTCTTAGCATGTTTATGTTTAGACATATGCTTGCGTTGCAATATTTTCATTTTTTTTTGGCCTTAGTTATTGAGATTTTTGTGGTTTGGTGTCACCTAGCACAGTTACATCAAGTAGAGTAACTGTGCTGGGTTCGTTTCACTCACCCTGAGAGGCTATTACAGCCTCAATTTGTTGCTCGTTTTCAACGAGTTTTTGGTCTACAAGACCAAGTTTTACAGCTTCATCGAAATTCGCTGGATTATCTAAGAAGTCGATAAGTTGAGCAGGGTCGTTTTCGAACCTTGCTCTAAGATGAGCTGGTAAGCCGTCGAAATCGTCTTGAGCGGCGATTACGGCATTAAGGGCAGAATGGTAGTCCACAATGCCAGTGAAATCGCCATAGCGAGGCGATAAAGGGGCTTCAGGAAGAAGCCCAGTGATGTTGAATTGACGAAGAATATTATTAATATCCGTTTCGTCTTTGAAATGCTGTTGAGTCAGGGAAGGCTCCTCACAAGCCAACCCCGACTCATTTGACACAGCATCTCGATCGTAGTTGTATGGTGTACGTAAGAAAGGCAGAGTAATTTTCATTATTTTCCTAGAGGTTTGTTAAAGAGTTGGCGAACAGTTTCGCCTTGATATTTTGAACCAGTATTGAGTTGGTTTAGTACATTTTGCGGGTGAAATACCCGCTTTAGATCGCGATACCAGTAAGGGTCAGTTGATGGGGCGATATTTTTGTTGACGTTTTGAGCAGTAGCAGAAGATAGATTAGAACCAGCTTTTAAGCTGTTGATTTCAGCATTCATTTTGTCAATAGTTTTGACCAAAATGGGATTTTGAGCGAGATTATTCGCTGTTTGAGCTTCAATATTTTTTGCTTCAGCCGCAGATTTAGCGGCATTAGCAGAGTTAAGGATTGTTTGTGAGTGTGTATTAGCGATTTGAGGATCAATCGTTTTTATTTGTTCACGTTGTAAAGCAGATGCACTACTAGTAGTTTGCCCTTGTTGATAAGACTGGACACCTGCCCCAAGTTTATTTTGAACTTGGGTACCCGCTCCAGATGGAGTAGAGGCTCCGCCTTGTGAGTATGCAAGCATAGGATTAAGTCCAGCAGCTTTCATGTCCGCTACCGCTCGCTGATATGAAGTATTAGACATTTGTTGCTGAAAATTCATTTGATTTTGGGCTATGTCCATATTAGTCGCATTCGCTCCCTGCTGGCCTAGGAAACCTAGGCCACCTTGAATTAAAGACGATACTCCACCAGTTAAGGCGGAGGATACTTGGCCTACGGCACCAGTAATAGAATCAAATAGTCCCATGATTAAAAATGATCGATTAAGCCGGGGACAGAGTACATTGGCATTGGTCTAGCTTTCTTAACATCAAAGAAAGAGTCAAAGATGAATTGTTGTCCATTAGCGGCAGAACCGACCGCTACAACCCTTGCAACAGGTGGGTTGGATTGGATAAAGGTTGCTGAGAGCGTAGGAAGAGTAGTGAATTTCTCGGCTAAATGCCAGCCGTCGATAGTACCGGAGGCAGTAGAACGGAATAATGATGAAATCCGAGAAGGGTTATAGCGATATTCAGCCCAGCGTTCCTGATAGCCAAAAACACTGGAGTCAGTTGTATCGCCAGTTACGTAGATTTCCTTGTTAAGAATAGATTGTTCGCCAAGCATAGCGAAAGCGGGGAAATAGAAGTCGTAACGAGTAGAACGGCTCCACATTTTATGGAGACCTTGCTGATATGTTAAATCAGCACTTACGGAAACAAGTCCGAGTATTACTCCATGTTCAGTAAATGATTGAGTAAATCCATGATTATGAGCCAAGGCAGTACCCATAGCAGACAAGTTGCCAGTAGGGGTAGAACCTCCAGTAATTCCCGTCGCACTTGTTTGAGCGATCGGATTGATATTGACAGTAGTCGTACCTCCACCGAGGTACTCAGGACGTTGGAGACGAGAATCAGGAGAGATAACGCCAAAGTGAGAACGAATAATTTCAGTATAACGAGTACCGCCACGAGCGTCTCTTTCAAGTAATTTTTGAATTTGAAATGATTGACGAAGTTGATTAATAGTGGCGGCAGTTGCCGAAGAAAGGTCGGCATAAAGGCCTCCATTAGGATCAAGAGAAGTTCCAATAGTTAATGCTGGATAATTGACCAAGGCGCCAAGAGTATTAGCACCAATAGCAGTAGATGTAAAAGGAACATTAGAGCCAGCGGTAAAAGTATTCCATAAAGCAGCATTAGGTGTACGAACTACAGGTGCAGAAGTGCCTAGAGGCAAAGTTACAGAGGCACCTTTTTGTGGCCAAGGTAGAGAAGAGGTGAAATAGTCTTTACGTTTTCCACGTCTAAGTAGATTGTAATTAGCGACAGTATCGGGGCCGTCGCCAGTATCTACAGTTACAGAATTTTGTAAGTTTTCATCACGGAACCATTCGTTCCAGATGAGATTGTAAGCACGTGGCCAGAAGGCACAGTGACTAACAGTTTTTGTCGCAGTTACCTGACCGACAGTTGGTAATCCCATATAGTCTTGCAGACTGCCAATGGCATAGCCATTAATAGGTGACACTTGTTGAGGGATTACATAGCTGATGGAATCAGCTGGGTTAGCTTGTTGTCCCATAAATTTTTGCCAATTTGACCAAATTAGGCGATTAGGAACAAAGAAAAAAAAGCTATCGAGAACCATGTTATCCATAATTGGATAAAGGGGAGTAGCTAGACGGGCGAATGCCGTCATGTTTAGGTTAAAAGTGTCTCCGGGGAGCACTTCATCGACATAGACAGGAACCAAGTTTCCAGAGTCGAAGGTAGTTTTGTGAGTTGACTGACAGTCGAATTTGGAGCGGGGTATATCCGCTTTTGGAATTGTAGTGAATTGATGTAGTTGTACTGATTGATTGCGATGCATATTAGCCTTTTCAGGTTATTGCGTAAGGGGGATAAACCCCCCCTTTACGCTTATTGATTTTGTAATTTTACTTGTTTACCGAGACAGAGCATTGTAGGTAAGTCATGGAGTGTGAACACTCCTGAATTGTCGTCGAACACGCCGAGATCATAAAGATCAAAGTCATCAGGGTGATTAAATAGTTGGCTTTCATTATCATTCCGGTTTATTTCGTCAGTGAATGAGCGAATTGCTACACCGAGTGAGGGTACGAACATAGGACGACCGAACGCATCAGCGGCTCGGTCTTTTACGGCACAGATAATTAATTTCATGAGGATTCCTTAAGTGAGGGTTCGTTTTAATTTACGCAGTTTAGCTTGTGTGACTTGCTCTTTTACAGCAAGTCGTTCAAAAGTATTATCTGCGTGATTTAGTTTAGCACCAGTTTCCCTAAGTGCAAGTAGTTGTTCCATTTCGTAAGGATTTTCCTTCTTATAGAGATTGTCATAGTATTTAGGGGGTTTTAATTTTTTCCCCCTTAGTACGACGTAGTCATGAGGATAGACGTCGGTTTTATATTTTTTATACCAATTTAGCCCTATAGCGGGCTTTAAAGACATTTTATTAAATTCAGGGGTCATTTGTATGATTTCCCCAGTTTCTAAGTCTGAATATTGGTAGTGTTGTTTGTTTGTTTGTTTTTTCATTATGTATCGAGCCACGTAAGCGGCGGACTCGAAGTTAACATCTCCAATGGAGGAATAACCAAATGGCCAGAGAGCTTCAAGGTCTGGGGATCGATATATGAGAGAACCAGAGGTAGTCCTTTTCCATAGTTTCTTATCATGAAAGTCGAGTCCGAAGATACAGGCATGGTAGTGAGGTCTGCCGAAGTTTTCGCCATATTCGCCAGCCATGTAATAGCTAATTTTTGTAGTTGGATATCGTTTTCTGAGTCTTTTAATAAAGAGCTGGAAGTCTCTGTAATGAAGCGATTGATCGCTTGGGAGATGTGAGTCGTCATAAGTAAGAGTAATGAAGCAATTATGTTCATGAAGTTGAGCTTCGTGCATACAGCGCATAGCCCATTGACGAGAACGTTCAAGTCTACAGCCAATACATTGACCGCAAGGTAAGGAGACGTTTTGAATGATGTCGGGGTCATTTAGTTTGAAAATGACACGGCGATATGCTTTTCCGGAGGAAAAGTTAGTTGAATATCCGCTTAATCCAGCGGATATTGGGTGATAACAGGCCATGTGAGGTGGACTGGGACTTTTTTAGAGTCTCCAGCCTCCACGCTGGGGAGAAGAGCGCACGTTTGCCCTTTTGGTCTTTTTACCGTGTTTTCTGAAAGTCTTAGCATGTTTATGTTTAGACATATGCTTGCGTTGCAATATTTTCATTTTTTTTTTGGCCTTAGTTAT